GGTGTCTGGGCTATGACCGTACCGGAGGATGCGCTGTCCTGGAACTCGATGGCAGCGGCTGCGGAAGAGGATAGGCACCAGCCTAAGAGGCGTATCTTGCTCCCCGACTGCGGTGTCCAGACGGTCTCCTCCGTGCCTGCCGTGATGGCATTGGCGTCTATCACCTTGAAGGTGCTAGCTCTATAGGCAGCTTTCCTGTCCGTAGGCATTAGAAAGGCTCCGTTACGGAGTAGGCCAGGTCTTGCCTACCAGAGCCACGGACGTAGATGAGGACGCAGGTCACATCACTGCTATCGTCAGAGATGAGTTTAGCGGTCTTGTTGAAAGCATGAGGGATGCGTCCAGGGTGGCCCAGGGTTATACGACGGCCTAGTTCGGTGGTAGGAGTCTCACTGGGTGCCCAGTGGAGACTATCCCCAGAAGGGCAGACTACGATGACATCGCCAGCGTTCTGTGGGATGGTAGCACCAGCAGCTACCAGGGTCTCTGCGCTAGACCCTAAAGCTAGGGACTCAGCATGGATGATCTCGTCCTTGGAAGGGATTACTTCGGCCATTTAGGCACCTCATGTAATGTTCCAACTCCTCCCCCACCCGGCTAGACGGATACGCTCCGTCTCTTCAGCGATGTACTTCCGCTGCTCGTCGGGATCGGAGTGGGTTGGAACGTCAATTGTCGGTATGTTATGTAAATCGAGCCAGTCACGGACTGTCCCTGGGTGTTCCTCATTAGGCCAGCCCCTGGCACGGAATATGGAACGGGCCATCTTGGCGATGTGCCGCACATCCTCACCCCCCCTAGCTGCTGACAGGATTCCTTCAAAGTCACGGTCTACTACGACTACTTCGACTTCTTCGGTCTCCTCGCCATTCTCTACCGCCCAGTCTTTGTGGACCTTTGAGCGGCGGTGCATGGTCATCTGGGCAGAACTAAGTTCAGTCTTACCACAAGGGCAGTCAGTACGAGTCACCATGATATTTCTCCTTTGTCACCACAGCCGAATAGAGCCATCTGAGCCACCAGGGAGGGGTCTTGAAGTACCCCTGCTTGTGGTTCAGGATCGTCATGGTGTTGTTGGTCAGGAAGCTGGAGGACTGGCCCTCCCACGGGGCTTTTGGAGGGCCGACCTCTTCTATGAATCCACGGTCAACTAACACACGGTCTATGCGGCTACGCAATTCAAGCCATTGCTTGGGAGTGTAATCAGACCCTGCTATCTGTATGCGCTCGTCCTCAAAGGTGACGCACTCGTCTCCAACCTTCACATGGGTGAGGATTAATCTCCCTGACTTGGGGGGTGCGCCGTTCTCTAGTAGACGCACCCCTGAGTATTTCAGCTTGACCATCTAGACACACTCTATTACTACAGAGCAACAGAGCATGATGGGGTCATCGCCGCCTGTGCCTTCAGCCGCCTTTTTAACATCTACGCCGATCACGTTGCCTGGGGCTATAAGGCCCGAAGCATCGAAGGCAGCGGATACGTCGGCTACAGCGAGGTCGTTGGCTGCGACAGCTAGTGAAGCAGCGGTGATACCGTCCGTGGTCGCACTGGTGGTCTCGTCATCGACCCCACCAGATACGTCTATTGTATAGGTGTCTGAGGTGTCCAGCAGAGTACCAGTACCACACCACCACAGGTAAGCAGCCTGTACGGCTACCGTGTTCTGGGGCACCATGAACGCTGCCCCTACGGCAGCATCAGTGTCATCCAGCCCTACCCCGTGGAAGTCGCCGTCGAAGTCCTGGGGAGCAGCGGATTCAGTGTACGGGAACTGTAGATTGATAGTCTCTTCATGGAGAGGCTTGATGTCGAAGGCTACCCTCTCCGTGTCGATGGCAAAGCCTACGACCTGGTTCAGGGCTTCGGCTGTGGTGGTGAGGTTGATGCGGGTAGCAGTTATGTCACCAGCGGTCTCACTAAGGAACATCGCACTACCCTGTGTATACGGGGCATCGGTATCCCTTATGATTCCACCACGGCAGAGTACGCCTACATCGCCAGAAGCGAAGGTGTTTACGGCCACAGCTTCGGCGAACTTTGAGTTATCGGTTGCGTCGGCGAGTTCCCAGTCGCTGCCGTCGAAGTAAACCATGTCCCCGGCGGTCACGGCTGTGGAGCCGATGGTTGCAGAGAATTTATCTCTTGCCTGTTCAACATGTGGGTCAGCCATTGTTAGTACCTCATCATCGAATTACGGAACTATGCTCAACGAGGTGGGTTGTCGTTAGGCAGCGGAGTCGATCCCGGCCAGACCTGCACAGGACTTGGCCGAATAAACGACTGCATTCAGATAGACAGCCATCCGGTAGACATCCTCGTTCTTGTCGAACTTGGTGCCTAGCCGTTGAATGTCTGGGTCCAGGACTGCGCCGTTGTGGATGACCGTCCAGCCCTGCTTCTCCTGGCCTGTCTTGATGGCGTAGATGGTAGTAGCAGTGGAGGAACCCCAGCCACCGGCGTTCTCATATTGTTCTGAGTTGGTGATGTAGTCGTTGATGACCACGGGTATGCCATTGTAGAGGACATACTGGTGACCAAACATCTCAGCCGAATTGAGCAATACACCGGAGCCGGTGGCCCTGGCGAGGGAGGTCAGCTTACGACGCATGGTCTTGTTCATCATCAGGAAGTCGGGCTTACCGTTCTCCACCAGGTCGATCATGGCGTCCAGGCGGTCAAGGGTAAGTTCGGTCTCTGCCCCGGCGATGGTGGAAGGTTGTGAACCATCGTCCATCATCAGGAGGCGGGAGTCACTGATCAGGAGGGAGGTGAGTCCTTCCGGTTCAGTAGAGGTGGCACCGGAGTTGCCGGTGATAAGAAGGTCTTCCAACTTTCGGACGATGGACTTCGCCATCTTGGAGAGGAGGATTGCTTCCTGGGACTGCACGTTATCGGCAGTCTGCATGGCGAAGCGGTCGAGTGGGTGCTGTACACCAACAGTGGTGAGGGACACGGTCTTCTTCGTGTAAGCCGGTTCGGTGTCGGACCAGGTGTCACCTACCTGGTGGGTAGCGGCAGCTCCCAACGTGCTCTCCCGGTTGTAGACCAGGGAGTTTCCACTGAAGCTGGTGAACTGTAGGAATGGGGCCAACTCAGATGCGGTGATGATGTTATCGAATACACCAGCCGTAACATCGTCGTTAGCCAACTTCTGGTATTCGCTTAGTGTTGGCATTTAATTATCCTTATAGGTTACGTCTTCGTAGCCCTCGTTCTATGAGGGCTGAACCACGGAGTTCTTCATTCCCGCCTGCAATAGCCGCCCCCGTATCGAGGTCGGCTACGCCTGCTTTCTCTAGGGCTGTCTTGGTCGCGCTCTTCACCTCTTCAGAGATGCGCTTACGCTCATCAGCGGCCCTACGGCGTTCTTCTTGGGCAACCATCTTGGCGGCTTCTATCTGGATATTAATGATATCCTCATAGTCACCCCGTATGGCCTTGGACCCTTCAGCCCAAGCTGCCTGCCAATCGCTCTGAATCTTGATGACATCATCCTCATTGACGAGGATATTGCCCTCTTCATCCTGAACGGTGGACATGAGGCGGGATTGCTCTTTTTCGTAGCGGGCGTTCCAGTCTCTGGTAGCCTGCCCTTGAGCCAACTCCTGACCTACCCGTGATATCTGGGCCTGCGCTTCGTCAGACATTTCCATCTTCCGGTCTTCCATATACAGGGTAAAGACCTT